GAGAATATCAGGAAGGTAACGCTTAATGATGTCAATACCTTCAGCCTGATTGATAGAAGAAGTTAATCTAGGTGAGATTACTTCAGAACCTCTGCCGCGACCAAAATCAACACCATCAGAGATTGGAAGATATTCTGTTGGCTCAGCATCGATAGGAACTATCTCTGACATAAAACTATTCATTACCTCAGCACTTGTGCGAGGTTGCGGATTCGCTGCTGATGCTGTTGTAGCCACGTTTCCACCTTCACTTATCTGTTCAGCCATAGCAGTATTTTGTCCTTGTGGAAATCCAGTCGGGCGAAGTTGGGTAGCCTTAGCAAACTTTTCTGCTACAAACTTCCCTGATTGACCATTGCCACCTGTAGCGGAGACCTTTGCGGGGTTGTTCTGTGACGCTGTTGGGCGTGGGCCACCACTAACCATTTACTTCTCCTCTGGCGTATACGAATATTCCTCTGCACTTAGCATCATCCCTTTGGCGAGCCAAGGATTCATATTCTCACTTACATCTGTCATTAGGTAACGAGTGCCTTGAAAGTCTGACCACTCGCTAACCAAGACCCATCCAGTACATATTTGGCTTTCTGAGTCTTCTAGTTCTTCTGCTGCTAATCTCATTGCAGCATTTATCGCATCGGTAAATTTGCTCACTTGTATTGGATTCCTCATAGAAAGGTGGCGCAGAGTATGCGCTTACCTTTGATGCAATTTCCATAGCCTGATAGGGCTGTGCTCCTGCATACAAGGCGCCAAGTGCAAATGAGCCACCACTTCCGATGGCGTACATATTGTCATCGCTTTTCATTACGGACAAATCTTCGTCGATGTCAAACAATTGACCACCAACTGCAATTAGGAACTGAAACCTAGTTCCATCTTTCTTGTCTTCGTCAAAATTATATCCATTATCGGTCAAACATTTACGCAACGAAGGCATCACTTTGGTAATCATAAAGTGATAAACATCCTTCTTGTCTTTTGCCGTGAACTGTGGTGGTTGCCATATGTTCTGGGCTATGTCGCAAGGAGCAACTTCTCCTGCTCCTGCTATCAATAAAGCACCGCGCTGAGAGATTTTTTTCATCACTCTGTGTGCGTATATGCGCCCTGTGTCATCAGTTACTCTACTGTCGGCGACAATAAGCGCACGGTCTGGATATTCGATTCCGATAATCGTTGTCATTGTCCCCTCCTAGATTATCGTCGACGAATAGTTCTTACGCTTGCGCTTGCCTCTCCTGCGCCAGAAAGACTTGATAGTAAACTCATAATGTCTGGTGCTCCGCCACCTTGTGGTGCTGCCATCTCTGGAGGAAGAGCGCCTTCCGCCGGAGCGCCAACGGGAGCAGGGGACGGTTGCTCAACCATTTCAGGGGCAACCCCGGCAGAAGGAACTTGTTCTGCAGGTGCGAATGTTTCTTCAATCGCGTCCTCAAGTGCTACACCTTTTTGACGAGCCTTGATAACTGCAGCAATCTTACGCACAACTTCAGATGCGTCCCCGCCCTGTGTAGCCATCGCTGGAATTGCCTGCGTGTAAGCCGTCAATGAGCCAAGCAAAGCCTGACGCATATTCTCGACTTCAATCTTTTCGAGTTCTTGTGTGACATTAACTGTGAATGGAAGTTCACGCATTGCCAAATCCTTGGAGATAAGTCCACCACCAAGAGCCTGCAACATAAAGATAAGACCTTGCGCTGGGTTTAGACCAGCAAGCATTCCATAACGAACATCAGCAGAGTAATCTCCCTTGATGTCCTTACGTGGATTGTAGGTGATTTCGTATGGTGAACCAGAATCTACGCCACGAATTGTCTTTGTTTGTGGGAAAATCTTCTCATCTACCTCAAAGCAAACCTGAATTACATCGCGCAAAGCGCTTGCAAAGATTGCTTGAGCGCTCTTGACTTGGGTATCGAATGCACCCATAAGAGCCTGTACACCTTGACCAGTAACAATCGAAGCATCGATGTTTCCAGTACGTCCCTCTGGGTAACGAGCACCGACGCGAAGTTCTTGATTCAATAGCGTCTGCTCGGTGAATGCACCCTGTGGCAATGTTAGTTCTACACGACGCACGCCCGCTGGTGAATTGGTACGGATAACCGCATCTCCACCAAGCATAAGTTCCTGCACATCTGAAGGAAGAACGATTGGTGCCTGTACAGATTTCTCTGCAGCCTCCATTGCAAGGAGCGCAAAGCGGTTGCGTAGCAACTGAATACCAATGATGTCGTCAAATTGACCACGCATCTCGCCATCAACAGATGGCTTGCGGGCAACAACAATCATCATTCTACCAAGAGGGTTCTTTGCCCTAGATAGAACTAGGTCGCCTCTCTTAGGTAGATAAACTACTGACTGGTCTTTATCATAATAGCGAACCAATTCAACCTGTTGATTCAAATCTTGCTCGTAACGAAGTTTACCGAGAAGTTCGTATTCAAATTCAGGGAACTGAGAAACTAGTTCGCCCATTGTCATCATATATCTTTTGGCATATGCAACGCATCGTCCATAGCGGTCAAACTCTGGGTAAGCACCTATTGGGTTGTCTAGGCGAATGCGTGGCAGTTTTGCCTCTTCATCCAGTTCGATTACGAACGGGAGGAATCCATATGTGATGTACCAGTCCGCGCCTTGATACATTTGTACAGATAAATCTGAATGAGCAAAATAGTTAGAGGCAATGCGAGTACGCGTATCAGCAAACTTACGAGCACGGTCAGAAACCGAATTCGCCGCGTTACAGTTGACTGCTGGTAGTGGCGCCATAACCTCTGATAGGTCTCGCGCAACAATGTCAACAAAATTTGCAACGACATTCGCATCTACTCCATCTGGAAAAAAGTCAGGGTAAACACTGGCAATTTGGCCTTTGCGGACAGCAAGAACGTCCAAGTTGCGGGCGTCCCTGTCTACAGCACGATAGCGGAGTGATTCGACTCGTGCGCTAATCTGCTCGATTGAAAGTGCCATAGTTTCCTATCCGTATGTTTCTTGCCATTGCTCGGCAAAGGCTTCATCAAGATTTATACTTGCTCTACGTTGAGTCTGTGCTCTGGTCGCCCAACGGTTCTGTACCCAACGCTGACCCTGGGTTCCTTGTTGCATCATCTCGCGGATGCGAATGATTGCAAACCAAAGAGCCATAACGCAGTCGGTTGCATTTCTTGTCTCAGGCTTCCAAGTAATCAATTGCTGGACTAGCGCCTTAAGACCTTCGCTACCTTCATTGCTTGGTAGTTCTATTAAATTGTTATCCTGGAATCTTCCATCTCTAAGACTGCCGAAAAGGCTTGCCATAGAAGCCACACCAAAGTTAGTATCCCACTTATTGCGACCAGTGAAGTGAGAGTTGAGTTGGCAGCCGTACATCGACAACCAGTTTCGCAAGTCATCATCGAGGGCGTATGCCTTCTGGTGCGCGTTGATTTCAATTCTTAGTTCCTGTGGTCTGTATCGTTCGACCCAATCTTCAATCAAAGTCCGAATCTTCATCGGTGTTGGGTCGGTCATATTTATGCAATCGAGGATATAAATCATCGAGTCAATCTTGTTGTAAGTTGCAATTACTGCTGCGGTGTTACCAGTCATAGCAGGGTCTAGCCCTATAACGGTATACCCCTCGACTTGTCGTGGATGACCTGCAGCACCAGGTTTAAGCGGTCCGCGCTTTCGCATACCATTGACACATCCTGCGATTGCTGCTGGCGCGAATATAGAATTCTCGATGACGTCTTCTTGTTGGTAGACCATAGCCCAGACGCTCGGAGCGACTTCACTGCGCCTAGTAAAGAGCGCGGGTCCATCCCATTTCGGATAAAGTCCGTCAGCATCTGCTTCATCATTCTCGCCCTCAGGGCGGTCAGTCTTAGCCCACAACGTCTTCCAGTTAGCAGGCTTCTCATCAAACTCGAGGACCGCTGGCATCGCTAGATAAGTGAATGGCGATTTACCACCAGTCCAGTTGGAGCCGTCCCGTATTTGTTTATACAAGTCAACGGGAGCAACACGGGTTCCTACGATGAGGAGTTTCCCGTGTCGTCCCAAACGCGTGATAACTTCTTTCTGAAGCCACTCAATTTGCTTCTCCCACTCGTGGGCATTGGAGTTCATCACGACATCGTCTAGGATAATCAGGTCGGCGCGAGCACCGTAAATCTGAGAGCCGAAGCCTAGGGCTTGAACCGTAGGGTCCTTCTCACCGGAATCTCTTCCAGTACCTAGATAAATCATATCGGCGGACCACGTAGGAGAGTCCGCCTTATATCCACCATTAGGGCCGAAGGCAGTCTGGAGTTTAATCCAGGACGGATGGCTTAGCCTTGTCTTGATGGCTGAGAGAAACTTACGGGCCATACCCTGAGTCTTAGAGACCAGGATGATTCTGATGTTCGGGTTAGTGGCAATTCGGTAAGTGACGTAGTTGATGGTCAGTACCGTGCTCTTGGCGTGCTCAGGTGGAACGTTAACCAAGACTCGGTTAGATGCACCTGGCTCATAAGTCATAGCCGGATGGAGCCACCTAGGCTCTTTACCATCGACCAAGTCAATCCAGTCGAGTTGATGTGGAAATAACCGGGTATCTAAAAACTCAGTTGAGAAATCCTCGAATGAGATGTCCTTGAGGTTCTTAAGGTCAGTCCTGACCCCTTTGCCCTCTAGCCTTGCTTTGTCGGACCTAGTCTTAAAGTCAGGGTCGTTCATCACCCATTGGCGGAAGGTAACCTCGTTTCGGTTAACCGACTCCATAGCCGCTTTGATAGTGCTACCTTGGCTCAGTTGGAGCAGTACTCGCTCCTGGGCTTCGCCCTTTGGTATATCAATCTTGCCGGGTCTTCGACCCATTAGTACCCCCGTTAAAAACTACTTAAAACGCCCCTTTGTAAACGGTCAGAATATGGGCACCTGATATTAAATTTAATATTAAATTATATATTATATATAGTCGCGTAGCCCGCAAGAGGCGGAGCGACGCTCCGTATAGATAATAAATATCTATACATATAAGATAACCTGTTCAAATCGGAAAACCGAACAGGTTTTTCTAAAATATTTAGAAATTCGCCCTTTGGGCGATAGATTTGTCCGATTTATACATATATACCCCCATATAACAGAAATTTTTAGACTGACCATATGTGCATATAAGCGAGACTTTTTAACGAAGGCGGGGTCAAACCGCCTCGACTGGTTAGTTCCTTGAGCAGACTCACGACTTAAGACACGATGAGGTGTCTTTAGTAGACTGTAAATTGTTAACAATAGACAATTAACAATCGGAGGATAGGGCAGGGATAGGAATTGCAGGTCTACCCGTAGGGGGCGACTATCCCCTCGGAGGGTTAAGCCCCGGGATATTCAATAGATGAGAGGGCGATGGATAGTTGAACTTTCAACCATTCAAGAAGAATAAGGGGGGGAATCTATAGAACAATTGTTCGAGGCAATAGTGTGACCTAACTCACAAGAAATACCCTTGACACCTTGAGCCTTAAGGCGTAAAGTTCCACCTATCGGGAAAAGTTCCCGAGACGGGAGAATCAAGAAATGAATACAACAACCGCAACAAGGACCGAGAATCTATCGGGAATCATAACCGCCCTAGAATCGGCTCACGCCTCAATCCGCGAGAAGACCGGCGCACCTCGGGCGACAATCCTAGTGACCCGCAAGACCGGGCGCACAATGGGGCACTTTACTCACGCCAAGCCTTGGAAAGCAGGCGAGGAGCAATTTCACGAGATAATGGTGAGCGCAGAATTTTTCGCAAGAGGTGCCCGCGCAATCCTTGGCACCTTGTTACACGAGACCGCGCATTCCCTAGATTTAGCGAATGGAATCCAAGGCGTGACCGGTGACGGGTACCACAACAAGAAATTCAAGGCCACCGCCGAGGCCCTTGGCCTCACAATCACGCAAGGCAAGGCTATCGGGTGGAGCGTGACCGAGGTCTCGGACGAGTGCGCTAGCCGGTGGGCGGATGAGTTAGCCGTAATCGAATCGGCCTTGGCACTAATGGCAGATAGCGAGGCAGGGGCAGGCAAGGGCAAGGGACGCAACAAGAATCTCAAATCCGCCCGGTGCGGTTGCGGTGGCGTGATTCGCCTCTCGGCCTCGGTCCTTGAAAAGTGCGCCCCTAAGTGCGACAATTGCGGGCAGTATTTCAGAGCATAACAAGGCGAAACCTAGCCCCCGCAAGGGGGCGAGGGTCTCGGGGTAAGTGCCCCGGCTGATGAGCCTCAGAACTTTTCAGACTTAAGACAGGAGAAAAAGGAAAATGAAATATAGAATCAAGGAAACAGAAGGCGGAAGGTTTAACGCAATCCTCGAGAATCCCTCTTTCAATTGGGAGCAGGTCTATACATTCGACACCCGCAAAGATGCCGAGACCTTTATTGAGGGAAATAAACTAGCAAACGAGCAACGCCTAGCAGAAATCGCAACTATTCAAGATTATTTCAAGGCATAGCAGGACAGCCCCCGCACCCACAGAGGGCGCAGGTTCAAGACCTAGCGGGGGCGCGACAGGATAGGAAAGCCCTATCTTGTTACTTAAGACAGGAGAAAAAAATGTATCCAAGTAATCTACTAGACGCGGTGATATACATCGCGGGCGTTTCGTTCGTGTTCTTTATGATTCCAACAGCCCTAATGTTTGGACTCACCGAGTTAATCTGCAAGAGAATCGAAAACGCACCAACTAAGGCGGTGCGCTAATGTGCTCCGATAATTTCTTCACTATTGGCCTTGACGGCTGGGGCTTTACGGTATCGAGTGACCCGGTTTATTTCTCCCTAACTTGGGCGACTGTAGCGGTCTTGGTACTGATAACTTTAGGACTTAAGACACTAAGGAGACGCAAGCGCAATAAGTGACAGAAGTCACAGCCCCGAACTCTTGACAGGGAGCGAATGGAGCGAGACCATATCGGGGCACTAGGCGGAAAGGTTCCGCCGAATGTAAGACAGGAGAAGCAAGTGAAAACCTACAGCGAAACAAAAAACGCAAGAATTGAAGAATTACAAGAGCGCGAGACAAAGATTTTCAATCAGCGCGACGGATACGAGCGCAAGATTGGCGAGGTAATCGGGAGCGAATTATCCCCCTCTCAATTCCTACAACTAAGACAACTTTTCGCCGATATTGAAAGGTGCGAAGAGGGAATTGAGCGCATTCAGGAGAGAATCGCAGACCTATCAGAGGCAATCTAGCAGGACAGCCCCGCCCGCCTAGGGCGTGCCGATTCACAATCGGAGCGGGGCACTAGCAAGGCAGGAGATACCTACCTTGTGACTTAAGACAGGAGAAAAAAATGGAAAGGACAGAGAGAGACATCCTCGCCGAGTGGTTTGCTAGCGAGTGGATGTTAGTCACCGAGAACGAGGCAAAACTCACCGACGAACTCTACGAGAGCGCAAAGGAAGCCCTCGAATCAGAGACACCCGTTGCAGTTCTAGGCGATAAATTGCGGGACGAGTGGGAGACACTAGCCGAGCAAATTAAGGACCTAGTGAATGAGAAACTCGGCGAAATCGCCGGGCTTTATGTAGGCCAAATCTTGCAGGGCTGGGGCACCTATCCATTCGACATCATCGCACGCCAAGCAATCAAGCAAGTGCAGGAAAACAAATAATCCAACGACTTAAGACAGGAGAAAAATAAAATGGCAACACGAAGCAACATCGGAGTTCTACAGGATGACGGAACAATCAAGGCGATTTATTGTCATTGGGACGGCTACCCGGAGCACGTCGGGGCGACCCTTGCCAACCACTACGACAGCCACGAGAAAGCGTCGGAACTTATAGCACTCGGCGACATCTCGAGCCTATCCACAACGCTTGAACTTACCGCCGAAGCAGTCTATAAAGGCGAAGATAAGCAAGGAACCCAAGCGCGAACATTCAAAAATGCTGACGAGTGGCGAGAGTATGCCTCGGAACAATGGGCGGAATATCTCTACCTCTACCAACCTACTCCATACGGGTCACGAGGATACGAGTGGGCTTATATGGAAGTAAATAAATACTGGAAGCCAATCGCAAAATCACTACTTAAGACAGGAGAATATAATGCCTAAATATCGTTTCAATGTGGAGAAGTTCTATGAAGTGGAAGCACCTAACAGAGAGGAGGCTCTCGCTTTAATTAACTCAGAGCAAGAATACAACTACCTAAAGGACGAGAGTTGGGAAGTGGAGGAGATGTCCAATGTGTGACCTATGTTCTGATTATGGAGTTCAGACAGTAAGCATAAAAAGAAACCGGAAAGAAACGCAGGTTTGCTTTCGGTGTATCGAGGAGGCTAAGTGATGTTAGGTTATACAAGAGAGCAAGTTGAAGAGATGCTAAAGACTCTAAACTATTCCATTCACCACCACTTACGCGGAAAGTTTGCGGAGGAAGATAGGGAAACCCTTAGAAAATTGGAAGATTTTATCGAGGGGCTACTAATGGAGGAACGAGTTTGAGCAGGTGCGGGGTATGCGGTGGGGGTATTTCTCTCACCGTAGTACCTCACGCCGAACTATGCGAGGACGACATAAAAGCCCAACCAATTAACCACTTAAGACAGGAGAATGAAAATGAATAGCACGACAATATTTTGCGGAGATTGTTTAGTCCCGCTCAATGAATGCTCACACAGACCAACAAAGCAACCAAACAAGAGGAGAAAATAAAATGGAATTCTTAACTGAGGTACAGATAGCGTGGCTACCGGCCTTGCTACAACTAATCGCGTATATCTTTATTCTTTTTGCCCTAGCCGTTTCTTTTTGGTGGGGTTCTATAGTAGTATCAGACTTAATCAAACGACTAAGAACAGGAGCAAGAAAGTGAAAGTTATAGATGTAATCAAGAAACTAACTGAGAACTATTCGCCTTATGATGAGGTAATGATTACCTGGTGGGATTCTAATTACCGCGAGGTATCAGCCGAGGTGTGGGAAAAGGCAGTTGAAATCTTCGACAGCGAGGATAACCGCTATCAGATGTCAGATTATATTTCTGATGTATTAACTGACGCCGAGATTCATTTCGAGAAGCAGGCAACAAAGGCAGAACTTGCGGTTGATTCCTATCTTCACGACCTAGCAGAGAAGGAGTTAGATAGTGAGAACCTTTAGAGTTGTTTACGAAACAAAGGGCGTGCGGATAATAGATGTCACAACCAAACATCCTCTCCCTGAGAATTGGGATAGTCTTAAGACAGAAGAACAAGACGAGTGGCTTTATGAGAATCAAGAGTATTCCGTGCTCAAAAGCGAGGATAATCACTATGGCGAGGTTAACGCAATAATTGAATTGCGTGACAACTTAAGGATAGTGAAATGAAAATCGAAGGAGTCAAGCACGCACCGGATTGGCACGAGCAAGCACTCTGCCAAGCACACCCAGACCCAGACCTCTGGAGTTACAAAGGTTGGGCTGACCCTGAAGACCAGCGTTATCAAGTCTTAAGACTAGTTGAAGCACTTGAATACTGCAGGGATTGTCCGGTCAAAAGTCAATGCTTACAGCAAGGAATGGAAAGAGAGAACCTAGTTCCTGGTATCATATGGGGTGGGTTATTTACCTACGAACGCATTAAGTTGACTAAAAGTAAGAGCATTCACTCTTACAAAAATGAATGGATACTCATCCGCAAAGTCAGAAAGATACTGAACAAAGGTGAATGATGAGAAGGAAAATGATTGTGGGTGTGGGGGTTGGTGCTCTTCTCCTGGTGTCAATGCCACACACCCTTTCCCCAGTCTTAAGACCGAAAGAAAAGCCAGCAATAGAATCAAAGAAAGCAACCTGGGAAGAGAAGAAAGCCAACAAGAAACTTGCTAAGCGTGTAGCGTGGCAAGGATACGGTTGGAGTAAAATGGAGTGGCGTTGCTTAGACTACATCTTTACAAAGGAGAGCAAGTATGACCACTTGGCGAGGAATAGGCAGGGTTCATCGGCGTTTGGGATTGGTCAGCGTCTTAAGGAAACTAGCAAAGACCCCCTCACTCAAATCCTCCACACCTACAAATACATCCAGCACAGATACGAAACGCCCTGCCGGGCTATGAAGTTTCACTTAAGACATAACTACTACTGATGATAGACTTAAGAGGCGAACCGACTCTAGTATGCGTATGTGGGTGCGCTATGTGGAACATAACCGTAATGTGGGACGAGGAGACTCGAACTGTAGGATGGTATGACTTAAGACAAGAATGTAAACAATGCGGTGCTGTCGCTACCGCTCCGACAGAGATAGACTAGGACTATGCCAACATACGAATACAGATGTGAATACGACAAAGCATTTATAGAAACAAAAGAACGCTACGAATTCGGCCCGGAGTGTCCGCAGTGTGGCAGGAATATGAACCGAGTATGGTCAGCCCCAGGCATTCAGTTCAAAGGTCCCGGTTTCTACAGCACTGACAACCGCTAATCCTCGTTAGGTTCTTCTTCTTTCTCAGGAGAATCAACATCGGGGAATGGCTTGAAGCCACCCAACTTTCTAATAAGTCGATTAAGGCTACGCTTATGTCTCATTCTCGCGGCGTCTTCAGTTCCAAGACTTAAGAAGTTAGCCATCTCTTTGAAGTCCATCGACTCAGCGTGACGCATAAACAAAATCTTCCGGTCTTCCTTACCTAGTTTCCAGTAGGCGTAGTCAATCTCAATCATCATAGCCACAACATTACCGCCTTCACTTGGCGCAGACGGGCGACCTACCCTACCTAGATTTAACTTATGTGAGTTGTTGTATTCACTTCTTAAGACAGAGGGCAACAGAGCCTCAACAACTTCAGGAGCATAGTAGTAAAGGTCTGATACATCATAGCCGACAGACTTAGCCTTCCACTTCTGACAGTAATCTAAAGCCTGATTTCTAAGGCTACGATAGATTAAATTCTTAGCATCTTTCTCACCGAGTGCTTCCCATTCTTTGAACTTATTAGGGTGTTCGGAGAACCACATCCACAACGCCTGTCTTAAGTCTTCAATCTCAACCATATTAAACTTGCGAGAATACTCTGATGCTACGGTATCAACTACATACTCCCACTTCTTGACTTCATCCCAGTTCATACTAGTTTCACCGCCCATTGTATGTTAAGCATTCCTATTCTCTTGACTCGGTTGTTAGTGTTGGCAAACTCTGTTGTTGTTGGCAACCATTTATCTTGCCACTTCATATCTAATTCATTCTTAAGTATGGAACT